CTATTCTTTAATTTTTCCTTCTCTGACCCATTCATCAACTTCAGAGATTTTGAATTTATATCGTTTTCCAGCTTTATATACAGGTAATTTTCCTTCTTTTATCCAAGTACGGACTGTATCCTGACTCAAACTTAGATGTTCTGCTACATCTTCAAGGTTTACCCATTTTTCAACTTGCATGTTTTCATATTCTGCACTCATATTATTCCTCCATGTTCGATTCCCGATGAGTGGTTACATATCTATAAAGAAAAGACTGGTATCCCAGCTTCTCTTAATACCTCTACTGCATTTATCTTTTTTATTGCCCAGTGCATACGATTCAATTCATTCGTTCCACTGCAGCCTTCGATTCCGAGCTCAAACCGAAGTTCATTTATTTTCTGCTGTGGTATCCAGTTAAGTATTTGATAATATACTTTAATGCCATTGTCCTGAATCTTTACATCAACAATCAACCCATACGCAGCATAGTGGTCTTCATCTGTTTTTCCATAAGCGTGGTTCTCAGTCGCAATAATTGCCGGATAGGTTTTCAACACCGATATTGCATCTTCTGACAAAGCCGCATAAGCTGCTTTCAGTTCTTTTGAGGTACTTTCCGTTATTGCTCTGTCCTTTCGAACAAGGCAATGACAGTACTGAGGATTTAATTCATCATCTCCAACAACCAGAAGGTGATAGAAATCTGTATTTAATGTAATGGTGTGCACTGCGTTAGGGCTTCCCGGCATGGGTGGTGCCCCACCCACCATCATTACGCTATAGGTATTGTTCACAGCGTCTGTATGAGCTACCAATGTATTATTGTTACCGGGCAAATTAAATGTCGTATTCGGTGTTTGCGTTTGCAAAGCTCCCGGTTGTGATGGCTGTAATTTATTCTCCATCTTTTTTCTGCCCTCCATAATAATTGTTCGTAATGCTATCGACATGCTGAATGAAGCTATTGTTATTTCCAGTTACGTTGAAATTAAAAACCATTTGCTGTTTAGATTTTTCTTTGTTCTGATAAGGATCTTCACAGTCCGCTTCAACTATGACATCTTCTGGTGAGCCATTAGCATCATTCTCAGCTGTGTCACAATCTTCAAGCTGAATGTATCTGAGTTTGATATCTACTGGCCAATCGGCACCAATATCTCCTTTGTAAGTCCTTTTTGCTCCACCGGCAGACGGACACCAGGAATCGAATGTTTCAGCCCCAACTACATTATCAACACTACATACCGAATAATGAAATACACCTAATAGAAATGACTGCAAAGGAATTTCTTTCATATTTATGAGTTCTTTTTTCTGCGCTGTTGTTCCATCTTCTTTGATATAGAACGATTGGCTATCATCAATGCAATTATCCAACGATATTAATTCGACGAGTGCTTTCACGAGCAACTCGTCTTTTTTTATATCTCCTCCAGCATCAATGAAGTCCTCCACAAAGCGGCACATTTTTCTCAATGTATCCACATACTCGTTCTTCACTCTTTCGTCAAAAACTCTCAATGCCGTTTTATCACCGAACGGGAAGTAGCCTCCGCCTGCATTCTTGCATTTCTTATATTCTGAAGCGTTACCCTGAATTGTTTTAATTTCAGTCGGCATTGGTGTCGCTAAATCAGAACGTATCACTCTGGCCAAACCAATCAAAGTTTCATATTCAGTTAATCCATCTTTTTTTCCTGCGTAGTGTTCATTTGCACCCAGCAGTTGCTTTCTAGCCTCTAAAAGTAAGGTGAAAAACGTACCGCCACACAGTCTTAAATTTTCATTTTTTGTCATTGATTGTCCCTCTAACCAAATTTACCTACTCAACTTACTCAACTGTGAATGGCAGGCCTACTCAACTTACTATTTTCTAGCCCTGTGAAAAGCCACAGGGATTTTTTGATGTTTGTCGGCCGTCGAATCTGATGAATATAAACCAGAGCAACCCCCAACAAACCCTACTAAATCATTATAACACTTTTCGACATTATTTTCAATGTAGCGAGTATGAACGAACAATAAACTCTACAGCGAAATATGCCTGAAATCTCTGTTTCCACCTGTGACTGGTCACAAATCTATGCCAATCACAGGAGGTAAATGTTATGGCAAACAAAGACAATCAGAGCAAACAGCATCGTATCTACGTCAAAGAATCTAAAAGCTGGGTGGATGTCAACAAGGAGTTCTACACGAACTACTACCGTGACATCAACGCCTATCGCAAGCGTCAGCAAGAGCATGGCCGTTGTGTCTGCCCTGCAAGCAAACGCTACTTATGTGACATGGATTGTTTAACCTGTCCTTATGCTAAGGCTGGCGATCAGCTTTCTCTCGACAACACCATTAGTGACGGTGACGGAAACGAAAAGAGCTGGCTTGATGATATGCCAGATGAGTCTGCAGCTATCGCTGAAATATTAGAGGATGCAGAACTTCTTCGTGCTCTCTATGCAAAGCTGAATGAGCTGGACCCGGAAGGTCGTCTTATCTGTCAGCTTATTATGGAAGGAAAATCGGAACGTGACTGCGGCAAGGAAATGGGCCTCTCTCGTAATACATTCGTGTATCGAAGGGACAAGCTGTTCCAGAAGCTCCGCTCCGAGCTTAAGGACTACATCTAATATGAATGGTCGTCCTCTGATTTTTCAGGGGACGATTTTTCTTTTCAAAAAAATTTCTTATATTTTTCGGCCAAACGGCCATCTCACCTCCATTGAGTAGTGTAAGGCGAAACAAAGCGACCTACAGAAAGCGAGGTGAACATCGTGAGTAAGACTTTTCACAACAAAAGCGGCACTGACGCAGAAATGATTGCAACTCTCACTGCAATCAGTCAAGTATCCGCAAGAATGGCGAAGAATCTCAGAATCATCGCCGCACACAGACAATCCGAGGAAGGAGAAACAGTAAATGTCAAAAATGAACGATATGGCTATGACCATCGAAGAACTGAGAAATGCTGCCACTGCTATTAACGATGCAGCAAACTGGCTCGCACAGCAGTTTTCATCTGATGATAAGCAGCAAGCTGAAAATATTGCTGCTAGACCAGAAAAGAAAACAAAACCTGCATTGACTCTTGAGGATGTTCGAGCTGTTCTGGCTGATAAATCTCGTGCCGGACACACAGCTGAAATTCGAGAACTTCTTAAAAAGTACGGTGCAAGCAAGTTGTCACTCGTAGACCCGAAATATTATGAAGCCCTGCTCAGGGAAGCGGAGGTGCTCTAATATGCCACCTAAAGGACATGCAATCCTCTCCGCATCCTCTTCTGACCGCTGGCTCCACTGCCCACCATCAGCAAGGCTCTGCGAAACCTACGAGGATAAAGGTAGTGATTATGCTGCAGAAGGCACCGATGCCCACTCTCTTTGTGAGTACAAGCTCCGCAAAGCACTTGGCATGAAAGCTACTGATCCAACAAAAAGTCTCGACTGGTACAACACCGAAATGGAAGATTGTGCTACCGGGTATGCCTGCTTTATCATGGAGCTTTTGGAAGAGGCCAAGCAGACCTGCTCCGACCCTGTTGTTCTGATTGAACAGCGAGTGGACTTCTCACGTTGGGTAGAACAAGGCTTCGGAACATCTGATGCCATTCTCATCAGCGACGGTACCATGCACGTAATTGACTACAAGCACGGTCTTGGAATTCTCGTATCCGCTGAGGACAATCCGCAGATGAAGTGCTACGCCCTTGGCGCACTGGAACTCTTTGATGATATTTACGACATCGATACGGTCAGCATGACCATCTATCAGCCCAGACGTCAGAACATTTCTACCTGCGAAGTCAGCAAGGATGACCTGTATCAATGGGCTGATGAAGTTCTGAAGCCTACCGCAGACCTTGCCTTTGCCGGTGATGGAAGTTTCCTGTGTGGTGAATGGTGCGGATTCTGTAAGGCAAAGCATGAATGCCGAGCCAGAGCGGAAGCCAATCTTCTACTCGCACAGCACGATTTCAAGCTGACGCCACTGTTGGAGGATTCGGAAATCGAAGTCATCCTCTCCCGTGTCGACGAACTGGTCGCTTGGGCAGGTGACATCAAAGAGTATGCACTCCAGCAAGCAATCAGCGGTAAAGAATGGACCGGCTGGAAGCTGGTCGAGGGTCGTTCCAACCGCAGATACACCAGTGAAGACGCTGTATCGAAAGCTGTCAAAGCTGCTGGTTTTGACCCTTACGAAAAGAAGTTGCTTGGTATCACGGCCATGCAAAAGCTGCTCGGTAAGTCTCGCTTCGAAGAACTTCTTGCAGCCTATATCGAAAAGCCACAAGGCAAACCTATTCTTGTGCCGGAGAGTGATAAACGCCCGGCAATGAACACAGCAAAAAATGATTTTATGGAGGAATATGACAATGAGTAAAAATGCAAAAATGACAAATCCCATGAAGGTTATCACTGGTCCTAACACACGCTGGAGCTACGCCAACGTCTGGGAACCGAAATCCATCAACGGTGGCACTCCGAAGTACAGTGTCAGCCTGATCATCCCAAAATCTGACACCAAGACTGTCGCAAAGATTGAAGCTGCTATCGAGGCTGCATACCGTGAAGGGGAAGCAAAGCTCAAGGGCAACGGCAAGTCTGTACCAGCTCTTTCCGTACTTAAGACTCCTCTTCGTGACGGAGATCTTGAAAGACCGGATGACCCTGCTTACGCTGGCAGCTACTTTGTAAATGCCAATGCGACCTCTGCTCCGGGCATCGTAGATGCAGACCGCAATCCTATCCTCACTCGCTCTGAAGTTTACTCCGGAGTCTACGGTCGTGCCAGCATCAGCTTCTACGCTTTCAACAGCTCTGGTAATAAGGGCATCGCCTGCGGTCTTAACAATCTGCAGAAGATTCGTGATGGTGAGCCTCTTGGTGGTAAGGCTTCTGCTGAATCTGACTTTGCAACTGATGACAACGATGATTTTCTTGACTAACGGAGGTAACAAACTATGGAGACAATTATGATTAGTACAATCCTTGTAAACATCTGTATCGGCTGTTTCGCATGTGTTGGCCTTACTACTGCAATCTCTATGATTCAGAGTATCATCAATGATCACAAACGCGAAAAGCGTGAACAGGAAAAGGACAAGCGTGATCTCGAATATCATGAAAAACGCATGAAAGACTTTAAGTAATCTATCAACCTGCTGGCGGTGGTCTTACTTCCGCCAGCACATCTTTCGACAAAAGGAGACAATCTATGAATGAATTTGCAGAAATCTTAAATCTATTTATTGCTAACGTCATCGCATACACCTTTTTTGTAGCGGTATATGGCTTCATCATTTATAACGTAGGAAAAATCATTCTCTATCTTATCCGCTATGCGGTATACCATATCCGCCGTGACATCAATAAATATAAATCCAATAAAGATAAACAGTAACACGGCAAGCGGCAGGGATTTCTCTGCTGCCTGTTTTATAGAAAGGACAATCTCATGAAAACACTTAGCATTGATATTGAGACCTACAGTGATGTGCCTCTTCAGAAAACAGGCGTCTATCGCTATGTGGAGTCTCCAAATTTTGAAATCTTACTCTTTGCCTATAGCGTAGACAACCAGCCCGTTCGGGTGATTGACCTTGCCTGCGGAGAACAGATTCCAAAAGAAGTTCTTCTTGCCCTGGAGGATGAATCTGTCATCAAGTGGGCATTCAATGCAGCTTTTGAACGCATCTGCCTTTCTCGTTTCTTAGGATACCCGACCGGAGAATATCTGGAACCTGAAAGCTGGCGCTGCTCTATGATTTGGGCAGCTACAATGGGACTCCCACTCTCCTTGGAGGGTGTCGGTGCTGTTCTCGGTTTGGAAAAACAAAAGCTCTCAGAAGGAAAAGATCTCATCAAATATTTTTGCCAGCCCTGTGCTCCCACGAAGACCAATGGGCAGCGTACAAGAAATCGTCCCTTCCATGCTCCTGATAAATGGGCCATGTTCAAAAAATATAATGTCCGAGATGTGGAGACTGAAATGGGCATCCAGCAGAGGCTCGCAAAATTTCCCGTTCCGGCTCAGGTCTGGGATGAATACCATCAAGACCAAGAAATCAATGACCGTGGTGTACGCTTAGATATGGAACTTGTTGCTGCTGCCATTGAAATGGATACTCGCTCCAGAACGCAACTGACCGATACCATGAAGGAAATCACACAGCTAGAAAATCCAAATTCCGTCCAACAAATGAAAGCATGGCTTTCAGATAATGGATTGCAGACAGATACCCTCGGCAAGAAAGCTGTTGCAGAACTCTTAAAATCTGCTTCTCCGAAGCTCTCGCAAGTTCTTACTTTAAGGCAGCAGCTGGCCAAATCCTCCGTCCGTAAATATCAGGCAATGGAAAAGACTGTGTGCGCAGATGGTCGTGCCCGTGGCATGTTCCAGTTTTATGGTGCCAATCGAACCGGCAGATTCTCTGGTCGTAATATTCAGCTGCAGAACCTCCCGCAAAATCATCTTTCAGACCTTGCAGAGGCTCGCTCTTTGGTACGCTCCGGCAACTTTGAAGCTGTGGAACTTCTCTACGAAGATGTGCCAGATACCCTTTCCCAGCTCATTCGTACTGCTTTTATTCCCAGAGAAGGTGCACAATTTCTTGTGGCTGACTTTTCTGCTATTGAGGCCCGTGTCATTGCATGGTTTGCCGGTGAAAAATGGCGTCAAGATGTCTTTACCAAAGGCGGCGACATCTACTGCGCCTCTGCATCGCAGATGTTCAAAGTTCCTGTTGAAAAACACGGTATCAATGGCCACCTCCGTCAAAAAGGCAAGATTGCAGAACTTGCCCTTGGCTATGGAGGTTCAGTCGGAGCCTTGAAAGCGATGGGCGCTCTGGATATGGGACTCACCGAAGAAGATCTCCATCCGCTGGTAGATGCATGGAGACAATCTAATCCAAACATCGTGAAATTCTGGTGGGATGTTGATCATGCTGTCATGGAAGCCGTAAAGTTCAAGCACACTACTTCGGAATATGGACTGACCTTCTCCTGCAGAAGTGGCATGCTCTTTATTACTCTCCCATCAGGGAGAAAATTGGCGTATGTAAAACCGAAGATTGGAACCAATAAATTCGGTGGCCAATGTATCACCTATGAAGGCATCGGCGGCACAAAGAAGTGGGAACGTCTCGATTCCTACGGTCCGAAATTTGTTGAGAACATCGTACAGGCAACTGCTCGTGATATTCTCTGCTATGCTATGCAGACACTCCGCTGCTGTTCTATCGTCATGCATATTCACGATGAAGTTGTCATCGAAGCGGATCCCAGTATGTCATTGGATGCAGTTTGTGAGCAAATGGGCCGCACACCACCTTGGGCCAAGGGACTGCTTTTAAGAGCCGATGGATATACGACACCTTTTTATAAAAAAGATTAGATTTTTTCGGCCAAACCGCAAACTCATCTCCATTTAATAGTGGAGATAGAAAATTTCATTTCTGTTTTTCGTCAAAATGGGACGTTCATCTCCAATGGATATTAGCGATGGGCGTCCTTTTTCCATGTCCATCCGGAAAGGAGGAACCTGACATGTCAATCAGCAAATACAACAATGAAGACTATCCTGACCCTACTGCTTTCGGTGCTCTTTCTTCTATCGAAAACGAAACCAGTGCACTACGTGCTTTCAGACCAATCGTGTATATCTGCTCTCCCTTTGCCGGAGACATCGAAAAGAACGTAACTGCTGCCAGAGCCTACAGCCGCTTTGCAGTGGAGCAAGGATATATCCCCATTGCACCACACCTGCTGTTTCCACAGTTTTTGAACGACAGCGACCCGAAAGAACGTGAACTTGGCCTTTTCTTTGGAAATGCCATCATGAGCAAATGTTCTGAAGTTTGGGTATTTGGAAGTCATATATCTCCTGGCATGGACGCAGAAATCAAACGAGCCAAGTGGAAAAATTACCGCCTGCGCTATTTCACTGAAAATCTTGAGGAGGTTTAACACATGTACGAAGTAAAAGAAAATTCAAGGATATTAAAAGATGGAACCGAAATCACAACATACAGCAGAGACGTCATCAGCTGCAATGTCTTAGAGGTCGAGGCTGGAACCACAGGCTATTGTGGCGGTGATACAGGTCACGGTGGCCGCACCTATTTTCGTATTCAAGATGCAGCCTGCACAGACATGGAAATCCATAGCTATACCACTCGCTGTGGCAGTAACGGTTTTGAGGTCTGCCTCGGTGGTGATTGCGAACTGGAGACCATGATCCGTGCTTTGAAATTTATCACCAAGGTTCTGGAAGATGAATCCAAGGAGGTATATGACTAATGTTCACCATTTATTCTGCAGACGTTACCGGTAATCCTGGCAACTGCTCCTATCCGCACAAACATGTCATCTTAGATGAGGACAGCTTGAAAGCTGCTATCTGCCATGATTATGTCTGTGCCGAATATAAAAACAGTTACCGCAATGGCGATAATTTCATTGGCAGCGACTGCCTTCCTGTGGATTGCGATAACGACCACTCTGAAAATCCGGATGACTGGGTCACCCCTGATAATATCATGCAGGCCTTTCCTGGCGTCAGCTTTACGATCCACTATAGCCGCTACAATAACCGTGAGAAAAACGGCAAGGCTGCAAGGCCAAAATTCCATGTTCTGTTTCCAATCGAATATGTATCGGATTCCTCTCTTTACAGCGATATGAAGAAGCTGGTCAATTCCATCTTCCCGTATTTTGATACACAGGCACTGGATGCAGCACGTTTCTTTTTTGGAACGGCCACTGCAGATGTTGCCCTTTATCCGGGACGTATGAATTTGACTGAGTTCTTGGATGAGGACCTATTCGATGAGGATTTACCGGACGGTCAATACGATGGTTCTTCTATCCCTGAAGGAAGCCGCAATGCCACTATGTCCCGTTTTGCCGGTCGTGTTATCAAGAAATACGGAGATAGCGACAAAGCATATCAGACATTTATGGAGGAATCGACAAAGTGCACACCTCCACTGGAAGCATCTGAGCTCGCTACTATCTGGCACAGTGCCCAGCGTTTTTATGCAAGACTCTCCCAGCAGGACGGCTACATTGCACCGGAAGTATATAACGACCCTTCCTGTTACAAACCCGGAGATTTTTCCGATGTTGGACAAGCTGAAGTGTTAGCAAAATACTTTTCTGGTGAGCTCCGCTACTCTCCAGCCACCCACTTCATCCGATACTCGGACCACTACTGGCAGGAATCCGAACCGGGTGCACAGGCAGTGGCTCACGAACTTACCAGAAGGCAACTAAAGGAAGCTGGTAACAATATGCTCGAAGCACTCGATAAGCTGAAAAACTCCGGTGCACAGTCCTTGCTTGATTCTATGTCAAAAAATAAGGCAGAGCAGCTAATGAACGAGGACCAGCAGGAAGCCTATCAGGAATTTCTGGCAGCAAAGGCATACCAGCAGTTTGCTGTAAAACGAAGGGACTCCAAGAACATTACTTCTACACTTAAGGAGTCTCGACCGATGCTGGAAATCTCACCTCGCGACCTTGATGCCGACTGCTTCGCCATGTGTACACCGGAAGCAACCTACGACCTGCGCAAAGGAATGGCCGGTGCCAGAGAACACCTACCGGAAGATTTCATTACCAAAATCACATCGGTATCTCCGAATTACAAAGGACAGCAGATTTGGCTAGACTGCCTTGATCTCATCTTCCAGAGCAATCAGGAACTTATCGATTACGTTCAGATGATTTGTGGTCTGGCTGCCATCGGTAAGGTTTACGTAGAAGCACTTATCATCGCCTACGGTGATGGACGTAATGGCAAATCCACCTTCTGGAATGCTATTTCCAGAGTGCTTGGGCTTTACTCCGGTAATATTTCTGCAGATACGCTCACTGTCGGATGCCGCAGAAACATTAAACCGGAAATGGCTGAGGTCAAAGGAAAAAGACTCCTCATCGCAGCCGAAATGCAAGAAGGTGCTCGTCTGAACGATTCCACCGTTAAGCAGCTCTGCTCCACCGATGATGTCTTTGCAGAGAAGAAATACAAGGATCCGTTCTCTTTTAAGCCCTGCCACACACTGGTGCTTTACACCAACCATCTGCCTCGTGTTTCTGCATCCGATGACGGCATCTGGAGACGACTTATCGTCATCCCGTTCAACGCCAAGATTACCGGCAGCAGCGACATCAAGAATTATAGCGAGTACCTTTACGACAACGCTGGCGGTAGCATTTTGGCGTGGGTCATCGAAGGTGCCAAAAAGGTCATCGAGTCTGATTACCAGATTCCCGTGCCGGATTGCGTGCAGGAAGCTATCGATGAATACCGCAGTCAGAACGACTGGTTTGGTCACTTCCTTGCAGATAAATGCGAAATCGATCCGTCCTATAAAGAAAGTTCCTCTTCTCTTTATCAGGCTTACCGCAACTATTCTCTGGATTGCAATGAGTATGTGCGCAGTACCGCTGACTTCTACTTTGCACTGGAGAAGGCTGGCTTTGAGCGAATCACGGTGAACAGAAAGCGTTACTTTAAAGGTTTGCACTTACGTGAAGACACTGGTGCAGACGAAGATTTTATGAATTAAGGCCACAAATGACAAGGTGTATCAATGTGTTATATAAAACTTTTCTTAGGCCTATAAAAATATCAATAAGAAAAAGTATGGAAAATACCATTGATACACCTTGCACATCTTCAAATTAACGGCCTAATGGAGGACAAGTATGTTAGAAAAAACGATAGAAAAGAAATTGACAACCGCAGTAAAAAAGGCTGGTGGTATCGCACCGAAGTTCGTGTCTCCTTCTTTCGCAGGTATGCCCGACCGCCTGATCTTATTACCTGATGGGAAGTTTGCCTTTGCAGAATTAAAAGCACCGGGAGAATCCCCACGCCCATTGCAAAAGGCAAGGCACCGGCGCCTTCGCTCTTTGGGCTTTCGTGTCTATGTAATTGATAGCATCGAGCAGATTGGAGGGATGATTGATGAACTTCGCACCTCATGATTATCAGGCCTATGCCATTGATTATATTGAGACACACCCTGTGGCAGCAGTCCTGCTCGATATGGGGCTTGGAAAAACGGTCATCTCCCTGACTGCCATCGCAGACCTGCTGTTCGACAGCTTTGAGACCCATCGCATTCTGGTGGTCGCCCCACTTCGAGTTGCCAGAGATACATGGCCTGCAGAAATCAGAAAGTGGCAGCACCTGAATCACCTGACCTTCGCTGTCTGTGTGGGAACGCCAAAAGAGCGAAAAGCAGCTTTGATGGCTGGTGCTGATATCACCATCATCAACAGAGAAAACCTGCAATGGCTCATCGAGTCCAGTGGCTTTCCATTTGACTACGATATGGTAGTCATCGATGAGCTCTCATCCTTCAAGAATCATAATTCCAAGAGGTTCAAGGCCCTCTTGAAGGTAAGACCTAGCGTTAAGCGTATCATCGGCCTGACCGGAACACCCTCTTCCAACGGTCTGATGGATTTATGGGCTGAGTTCCGACTGCTGGATTTAGGAAAACGCCTCGGACGCTTCATTACCGAATACCGAAACAACTACTTTGTACCGGACAAGAGGAATGGTCAGATTATCTATTCCTATAAGCCACAGCCCTATGCAGAGGAACGCATCTATAGCCAGATTTCTGATATCACCATCTCCATGAAATCGACAGACCACCTGAAAATGCCAGAACTTATCTCCTCTGAATACGAGGTTCATTTATCCGAAGATGAAGTGACCCGATATGAAGAATTGAAGCAGGATTTAGTATTGGAACTCCCGGATGGAGAAATCACTGCTGCCAATGCTGCTTCTCTCACCGGAAAGCTATCCCAGCTTGCCAACGGAGCTATTTATTCGGATACCGGTGACACCATTGAGTTTCATGACAGAAAGCTGGATGCTCTGGAGGATATCATCGAATCCACAAACGGAAAACCGGTCCTTGTGGCTTACTGGTTCAAGCACGACCTCTCTCGTATCAAGAAACGCTTTGATGTGAGAGAAATAAAATCCAGTAAGGACATCACCGACTGGAATGCCGGAAAGATACCGGTAGCAGTCATCCACCCGGCCTCTGCCGGTCATGGACTCAACCTACAGGCTGGTGGTTCCACCCTCATCTGGTTTGGGCTGACATGGTCACTGGAATTATATCAGCAGACCAACGCCCGTCTCTGGAGGCAGGGACAGACTTCCGGAACCGTAGTGATAGAACACATCATCACAAAAGGAACTATTGATGAACGTATCTTAAAAGCTCTCTCCAAAAAGGAGCTGACCCAGAATGCCCTTATCGATGCGGTAAAAGCAAACCTATGATAATCACAGGAAAACTACGACAATCCGTGCCAATCCGAGGGAAATCTATTTTTTCGGAGGTACAAATGAATGACTGCAAAAGAATACTTATCTCAAGCACGCTACTTAGATAATAGAATCAAAAGCAAACTGTTACAGATAGATTCCTTAAATGAATTAGCTACCCGTTGCACGCCGTCCTACTCTGATATGCCAAAGAGTCCTAACCGTGAAGGCTCTCGCATGGAATCCGCCATTCTTGATATCATTGAATTAGAGGATGAAATCAGCAAAGATGTCGTGGAACTGGTGGCACTGAAGAAGGAAATCGTAGAAGTTATCAAGCAAGTCGGCAATACTGAATACCAGACCTTGCTTGAGGAACGCTACCTCTGCTTTATCACATGGGAGCAGATTGCTGTTGATATGGGATATGAGCTGCGTTACATCCACAAACTTCATGGAAAGGCACTGGAAGAAGTAAAAGTTCCGGCTTCCTATGAAGGTGGACATGAAATGACATAGAAAGACACTAAGCTCTTCTGATATTATTATACTAGCGAAAGTGAGAATCGCAGAAAGCCTTGTGGGACAAGTCCTACAGGGCTTTTCTTATACGCAAACGGAAGGAGAAATACGATGCCAAGGAAACCAAAACGTCCCTGCTCCTACCCCGGCTGCCCTAATCTGACAGACGGACGCTTCTGTCCGGAGCATGAAAAGAAGGAAGCCAAACGCTACGAGAAGTATGACCGAGATCCGAATGCTAAGCGTCGCTACGGACGTGCATGGAAACGTATCCGTGACAGCTATGCTGCTGCCCACCCGCTTTGTGAGAGGTGCCTTGAGAACGGTGTTTACACACCAACCGAGCAGATACACCATGTAAAGCCTCTCTCCCAAGGCGGTACGCACGATAGAGATAACTTAATGGCTCTTTGCAAATCCTGCCATGCCAAGATTCATGCGGAACACGGCGACCGCTGGCACAACCGGCAGGGGCGGTCTACTTCTCTACGGTGAAGTCACCGGGGAACGGGCGTGGGGTCTCACGCACAAAGTCGCAATTTCAAACGGGGTATATAGACCCCTGAACTGGAGGTGTAGAAAATGGCTAAGGACGGTACAAACCGTGGCGGCGCTCGTATCGGCGCTGGAGCCAAGAAAAAGCCCTTAGCTGACAGAATTGCTGAGGGAAATCCGGGCAAACGTGAGTTGACTGTCATCGACTTTACAGACAGCACTGTCGATTTAGAAGGTCAGCCGATGCCCAAACCATCCAAGATGTTATCTGCTAAGCAAAAGAACGGTAAGAAGCTGGTTGCTGCGGATGTCTATAAAAAAACATGGAACTGGCTGCATGAACGTGGCTGTGCTGCTCTCGTCTCTCCTGAGCTTTTGGAGCGCTATGCCATGAGTGTCGCTCGTTGGATTCAATGTGAGGAAGCGATCACTAAGTTTGGCTTTCTTGCAAAGCATCCGACCACAGGCAATGCTATTCAATCTCCCTATGTGGCTATGAGTCAGAACTTCATGAGCCAGACCAATCGTCTCTGGATGGAAATCTACCAAATCGTAAAAGAAAATTGTGCCACTGAATACAACGGAGCCACACCACAGGATGATGTGATGGAACGTCTTCTACTGGCACGGAAAGGAAATTGATATGGATTTATCAGAATTTATGAGCTTGCTAAAGAAATATCGCAGGCATTTAACATTCCAGCAGTTTAGCACACTCAAAGGACAGGCTAAAGCTGGTGACATAGATGCCGCTTTCAAGGGATTAAAAAAGTTATTGCACAGGAGGGCTGCATCATGCTAATTGAAAAGAAAAATGTCACAGAGCTTCTTCCTGCTGATTACAATCCTCGAAAAGATTTAAAGCCCGGCGATAAAGAATATGAAAAATTGAAACGCTCCATTGAGCAGTTCGGCTATGTCGAACCTGTCATCTGGAATTCCACCACCTCTCGTGTCGTTGGCGGCCACCAGAGACTAAAGGTCCTCATCGACACGGGCATCACGGAAGTGGAATGCGTCATTGTTGAAATGGATGCGGATAAAGAAAAAGCACTGAATGTTGCTCTCAACAAAATCAGTGGTGAATGGGATAATGACAAGTTGGCTCTTCTTATCTCTGACCTGCAAGGCGCTGACTTTGACGTCTCCCTCACCGGATTTGAAGCGGAAGAACTTGAAGATCTGTTTCGTGAAGACACGAAAAAATGTGTGCAGGATGACAATTTCGATGTGGATGCTGAGCTTGCAAAGCCGACCTTCTCAAAAGCTGGTGATCTGTGGCTTCTTGGTGATCATCGTCTTGTCTGTGGTGATTCCACAAAGCCTGAGACCTATGAGCTTCTGATGAACGGCAAGCAGGCAAATTTGGTCGTGACCGATCCTCCGTACAATGTCAATTATGAAGGTAGCGCTGGTAAGATTAAGAACGACAATATGGAAAACAGTGCCTTCTATCAGTTCCTGCTTGATGCCTACACTCGCATGTACGAATCGATGGCAGATGATGCTTCTATCTATGTTTTCCACGCAGACACCGAAGGACTCAATTTCCGTAGAGCCTTTGCTGATGCCGGTTTTTATCTCTCTGGCTGCTGTATATGGAAAAAGCAGTCTCTTGTCCTTGGACGCAGCCCATACCAGTGGATGCATGAGCCTTGCCTCTTTGGTTGGAAGAAATCTGGTAAACATCAATGGTATAGCGGACGAAAAGAAACGACCATCTGGGAATTTGATAAGCCTAAAAAGAACGGTGATCATCCTACAATGAAGCCTATTCCTCTTCTGGCCTATCCGATTATGAATTCCAGCATGACCAACTCTCTGGTCCTCGATCCGTTTGGTGGTTCCGGCAGCACACTCATCGCATGTGAACAAACAGGTCGTATCTGCTACACCATTGAACTGGATGAAAAGTTCTGCGATGTTATCGTCAAACGATACATCGAACAAGTTGGTTCCTCTGAGAAAGTCTCCGTCATCCGTGATGGCTTAACCTATTCCTACGAAGAAATTGCTCTGGAAGCTGAAGGTGCCACTCTTTTGTAAGTCGGTAATGTACACAATCCAGAAGGCACATATTTGTCGATATTTTTCTCCGATATCGCTTGCTATTATGTGCCTTCAGAGTGATATATGTACTACCAAAACAAAGGAGGATACCCACATGAATATCATCTTAAACGTAACCGAAAGAAAGCCGCTGGCAGCCCTGCTTGGCGAGTACAAGAACACCAAACCGAAATACCTGAGAGCCCCTTCCTCTGGCTACCAGATTGGCGACCTTCTTCTGACACGAGAAGGAAACATCGAAAGCCCGGACACAATGACCAAGGAAGAATTCGACGAGCTTCTCACCCTCTTGGATGCAGGCGGCTATCGTCCAGAAGAGACAGACTTCCACCCGGCTGAGGTACAGGAAGCGGCACCTACGGAAGAAACCGGCCTTACCATTACCATTCCGCTAGATAAGGTCAAAGTTGGAAACCTCACCAACCTTCTGGATGCCAAAGACTCCCTCATCAAGCATGCTCTTCACATCGAGGACCTGCGATTTGAATTGAATGAGGACAGCATTTCATTCCCTTGGTTCAAAGAACTTCCTGAACCGGATGAAGTCCACGCCTACAGTGCACTGATTGCAGCCCTTTGCAAAATGAGCAAGGAGCAGAAACGAATAAGCGCTACTGAAAAGCCGGTGGACAATGAGCGCTACGCTTTCCGCTGCTTCCTTCTCCGCCTCGGCTTCATTGGTGACGAGTACAAAACAGACCGCAAAATCCTAATGAGATACCTTCCGGGCAACAGCGCATTCAAAGGAGGTGAAGGCCATGCGATTTCCAAGTAAGGAACAGGTGGCCAGACAGCGCCGCCTTTATCCAGCAGGCACCCGTGTGGAGCTGGTCCAGATGGACGACGCACAGGCCCCTCCGGTGGGCACACGTGGCACCGTCATTGGTGTCGACGATACCGGAAGCATCATGGTAGCTTGGGACAATGGCTCAGGACTCAACGTCATTTACGGCGTTGACCGCTGCAAAAAGGTCCCAATCGACGACTAAAATACACAGATTTTCCTACAGATATTTGTGTACTATATGGCTCGAATTGACTTGCTATTATGTGCCTTTAGAGTGATATATAGTACTACCAAAAGGGAAAACACATTTTTAGGAGGAACCTACCATGAAAGAAATCAGAACATTTGAAGAAGCCATCGAGCAGAACGCAAGAAGCCTGAAGGAACTTGGAATCAACGGAACCTTATTCTGGGCTTACAGAACTAGCAAGGAAACCGGAAACGAGCTCATCGACTTCAACGAGGTCATTTGGGATTACGACATCGAAGAAATCGCCCAGACCTTGAGAGCCAACGACATCACCGAATTCACCATCAGCTCCACCTTCTCAAGCCTCATCGAAACCCTCGCAGCCTTCGAAAAACAAGGAATCAGCATGGCAGGCCTTACCACGGTAAAGGCACGCTACACCGATTGGAAGACCGGCAAACACGCCCTCATCCCTGCAATCAAGATGACGATAAAGGAGGCATAAACCATGTGGAAAGAAGGAATCATCGGAATCCCAACAAAGGACGGAGAATACAAGAAGGTTAAATACTGGGTCAAGCACTTTGATGAGCCAAGTGAAGACTACGGCATCAACGGCGGTAAGATTTCCAAGCTCAGCCTGAAGATGGACGGCGAGTGGATTGCCAACTACGACAGAGGCTGGGACATCAAACCAACCTGCAAAGAAGCAGAAATGGCGCTTTGCATTCTTCTAAACGAACACAACTAACCACCTGAAAAGAATATCAGGCAGGACGGTCCCGGATGGGGCTGTTTCTCGTTATAGACGTCGCCACCGGGCGGCTATTTTTATTTCTACGAAAGGAGGCGCATACATTTGCGTAAACTTGAAAACTACACACCGACACGCTTCATGGCTGCGGACTCCACCTATAGTAAACAGATGGCGGATTACGCAGTCAATTTTATTGAGTGCCTCTGCCATACCAAAGGCACATGGGCCGGTAAACCCTTTGAGCTCATAGACTGGCAGGAACAGATTATCAGAGATATCTTCGGAACCTTAAAGCCAAATGGCTATCGCCAGTTCAATACTGCCTATGTAGAAATTCCCAAGAAAATGGGAAAGTCCGAGCTTGCTGCTGCCGTCGCCCTGCTCCTTACCTGTGGTGATGGTGAAGAACGAGCTGAGGTTTATGGATGTGCAGCTGACCGCCAGCAGGCAACTATCGTTTTTGACGTAGCTGCTGATATGGTGCGTATGTGTCCTGCACTGAATAGACGAGTCAAAATCCTCGCTTCCCAGAAGCGTATCGTCTACCAACCGACCAACAGCTTCTATCAGGTACTATCCGCAGAAGCCTACTCCAAACACGGCTTCAACATTCACGGAGTTGTTTTTGATGAGCTGCACACTCAGCCGAATCGAAAACTCTTTGATGTTATGACCAAGGGCTCTGGTGATGCCAGAACGCAGCCACTCTACTTCCTTATTACGACTGCCGGAACAGACACCAACAGCATCTGCTATGAAACTCACCAGAAAGCTAAGGATATCCTAGAAGGCAGAAAGATTGACCCGACCTTCTATCCTGTCATCTACGGTGCCGATGAAACCGATGACTGGACGGACCCAGATGTCTGGAAGAAAGCAAACCCTTCTCTCGGTATTACAGTCGGTATCGATAAAGTCGAAGCTGCCTGTGAATCTGCCAAGCAGAATCCCGGTGAGGAGAACTCCTTTAGGCAGCTTAGGCTCAATCAATGGGTCAAGCAGGCTGTCCGCTGGATGCCAATGGAGAAATGGGATGCCTGCTCCTTCAAGGTCGATGAAGAATCCTTGGAGGGCCGTGTCTGCTATGGTGGTCTGGACCTTTCTTCCACAACGGATATTACAGCCTTCGTGCTGGTATTTCCTCCGTTGGATGAGGATGATAAGTTCTGTATTCTGCCGTACTTTTGGATACCGGAAGATACGCTGGAGCTTCGAGTCCGACGAGACCATGTCCCTTACGACGTCTGGGAACGACAAGGCTTTCTGGAGACCACCGAAGGAAATGTCGTCCATTACGGTTACATTGAGAAATTCATCGAGCGACTTGGAGAACGCTTCAATATTCGAGAAATTGCCTTTGACCGCTGGGGAGCTGTCCAGATGGTACAGAACCTTGAGGGTATGGGCTTCACCGTTGTTCCTTTCGGTCAGGGATTTAAGGATATGTCCCCACCGACCAAGGAACTCATGAAACTAACGCTGGAGCAGAAACTGGCTCACGGTGGGCATCCGGTACTCCGCTGGATGATGGATAACATCTATATCCGTACTGACCCAGCTGGCAATGTAAAAGCTGACAAAGAAAAATCCACAGAGAAAATCGACGGTGCTGTCGCTACTATCATGGGACTTGACCGTGCTATCCGCTGTGGAAATAATACCGGTGCTTCTGTCTACGATGACAGAGGTATTTTGTTTATCTGAAAGGAAGTGATGACCTATGGGATTCTTATCAGGACTGTTTCATTCCAGAGACAAGCCCACCAACAGCACCAATGGTAGCGCCTACCGTTTTCTCTTTGGTGGCAGCAACTCTGGCAAATCCGTCAATGAACGAAGTGCTATGCAGATGACTGCAGTCTATGCCTGCGTCAGGATTCTCTCCGAGTCCATCGCTGGCCTGCCAGTCCATGTGTATCAATACACCGGCACCGGTGGCAAAGAAAAAGCTATCAAGCATCCGCTGTATCGACTGATTCACGATGAGCCAAATCCGGAAATGACCTCCTTTGTCTTCCGTGAGACCTTGATGACACACCTGCTCCTTTATGGAAATGCCTATGCGCAGATTATCCGAAATGGCAAGGGTGAAGTCGTCGCTCTCTATCCGCTGATGGCCAATCGAATGAGCGTAGACCGTGACGATAAAGGTCACCTCTACTACCAATATCAGATGCAGGACTCCGATGCACCTACCATGAAAAATGGAACGGTCATCCTGAAACCGTCGGATGTGCTCCATGTTCCGGGCCTCGGCTTTGATGGTCTGGTCGGTTACTCTCCCATCGCTATGGCGAAGAACGCTATCGGTCTTGCCATTGCTACGGAGGAATATGGTGCTAAGTTCTTTGCAAACGGAGCCACACCGGGAGGCATTCTAGAGTATCCCGGAACAGTAAAAAATCCGGAAGCTGTCAGAGAAAGCTGGACCAAAGGCTTCTCTGGGAACAATTCTCATAAGGTAGCAGTTTTGGAAGAAGGCATGAAATATACGCCTATCTCCATCTCCCCGAATGAAGCACAGTTTTTGGAGACCAGAAAATTTCAGATTGATGAAATAGCTCGAATCTTTAGAGTACCGCCCCACATGGTCGGTGACCTAGAGAAATCAAGCTTTTCTAATATTGAGCAGCAATCTCTCGAATTTGTGAAGTACACCTTGGAACCTTGGATTGTCCGTTGGGAACAGTCCATCAATCGTGCCCTTCTATCTGAATCGGAGAAGGCTGCTTATTTTGTAAAGTTCAATGTCGACGGCCTCTTACGTGGCGATTATCAAAGCCGTATGAACGGTTACGCTACGGCAAGACAGAACGGCTGGATGTCCGCAAATGATATCCGTGAACTTGAAAACCTAGACCTCATCCCACCGGAACTTGGTGGTGACTTATATCTCATCAACGGAAACATGACCAAGCTGGAGGATGCAGGAATATTCGCAGCGACCACTGCTGCCGGAAAGGAGGACGAGAACGATGAAGAAGTTCTGGAAGTGGAAGAAGCAGACGGTGACCAATCAGGAAACACAGGAGCAGACACTGGAGAGGACGCTGTTTCTAAACGGCACCATCGCAGAGGAAAGCTGGTTTGACGATGATGTCACCCCTAAGCTCTTTCGAGATGAGCCGTTTGCCGAAAGCGGAGACATCACCATTTGGATTAACTCTCCGGGAGGCGACTGTGTGGCCGCAGCCCAGATTTACAACATGATGATGGAGTATCCCGGCAATGTCACCGTAAAGATTGATGGCATCGCAGCCTCTGCTGCATCCGTCATCGCTATGGCAGGTACAAAGGTGCTGGTATCTCCGGTATCCATGCTCATGATTCATAACCCGATGACTGCAGCTATGGGTGACACCACTGAGATGCAGAAGGCTATCGCCATGCTAGATGAAGTCAAGGAATCCATCATCAATGCCTACGAAATCAAGACTGGTATGAGTCGTGCCAAGCTCTCCCATCTCATGGATGCAGAAACTTGGATGGATGCACATACGGCCATCGATATGGGCTTTGCCGATGAAATCCTGACAAGACCAGCGGAAACACCGGTAGAAAATAACGCTACTGGTCCGATGCTCTTCTCCCGTGCAGCTGTGACCAACTCCCTTATGGATAAGCTGGCTGCCAAATGCCGCATCAAGAAACCGGAAACACCGGAACGCTCCGTAGATACACTCATGGAGCGTCTTGACCTAATCAAACAACACATTTAATGGAGGTATTCGATTATGACTATTTTAGAACTGCGTGAAAAGCGCAACACTGCATGGAATGCTGCAAAGGCATTCCTTGATTCTCACCGTACCGAGAAAGGTACTCTTACTGCCGAGGATGATGCAACCTACTCCAGAATGGAACAGGAAATCGCTGACCTTGGCAAAGAAATCGCTCGTCTGGAAAGACAGGAAGCATTGGAGGCAGAACTCAATAAGCCGGTAAACAAGCCTCTCACTTCTAAGCCTGTTACTGCAGCTGAGAAGCCTGCAAAGACCGGTCGTGCTTCTGATGAATATAAGACTGGTATGCTTCAGGCACTTCGTACCAACTTCCGTCAGGTATCCAACATCCTGCAGGAAGGTGTCGATGCCGATGGCGGCTACCTTGTTCCGGAGGAATACGACCATCGTCTTATCGATGTTCTGAATGAAGAGAACATCATGCGTAAGCTGGGCCATAAGATTACCACTTCCGGCGAGCACAAAATCAATATTGCAGCGACCAAGCCTGCTGCAGCATGGATTGAGGAAGGCGGCGCACTTCAGTTTACGGATGCGACCTTCGACCAGATTTTGCTGGATGCCCACAAGCTCCATGTCGCTATCAAGGTAACCGAGGAGCTCTTGTATGATAACGCCTTCGGTCTTGAGAATTACATCATCGACCAGTTCGGTAAGGCTCTGGCCAATGCCGAGGAGGATGCCTTCCTCAACGGTACTGGTAATGGTCAGCCCCTTGGCCTTTTCGCTGAGACTGGTGGCGGTACCCTTGCTAAGACCGTAGCTACTCCGAAGCCGGAGGATGTCATTGACCTCATTTACGCACTGAAGCGCCCTTACAGAAAGAACGCAGCCTTCATCATGAATGATGCAGCTGTTGCAGCCATCCGTTCTTTCAAGGACAACAACGGTGCTTTCATGTGGCAGCCTTCCTGCGTTGCCGGTGAGCCGGACAAGCTCATGGGCTATGACATCTATACGTCTCCGTTCTGCCCTGCAAACATGATGGCCTTCGGTGATTACAACTACTACAACATCGGTGACCGTGGTACCCGTTCCTTCAAGCAGCTCACTGAGCTCTTCGCAGGTAACGGTATGATTGGCTTCGTGGCCAAGGAGCGTGTCGATGGTAAGCTCATCCTTTCGGAGGCTGTTCAGATTCTGAAGGTTACTGGTTCTTCTAAGGGCTAAGGATAAAGGTGGCGTCATCTCCGGGTGGCGCTGCCTCATTTTATGATAGGAGGCGATAACGATGATTGTCACTTTAGAAGAAATGAAACAGTATCTCCGAGTGGACTTTGACGATGACGATTCCCTCATTGAAACGCTCATCACATCGGCTACACGCCTCTGCATGGATATCACAAGGCAAGATGAAGATGCCTTTGAAGAAAGCGAAAACGCAAAGCCAGCAGTCTATTATGCTGTGGCCTATCTCTACGAGCACCGTGAGGAAGCAGACCACCATGCTCTGACACTGACTTTGCGCTCTCTTCTCTTCGGTTCCAGAAAGGAGGCCTTCTGATGAATATCGAGCTACTCAATGTCCATATCTTCATCCAGAAGAATGAGGTCATCTCAGATGCCATCGGAAATCGAAAGAACGCTTGGAAAGACTACTACACCTGCTATGCCACTGTTAGTGCGGAAGCCGGAAAGGAATCCACCGATGCCGGTCTTGTGGTCGATGATTCTAAGATTGATTTCACTATCCGCTATTGCAAGAAAGCTGCAGCTCTCACCTCTACTGGATATCGGATACAGTTTGGAAATGAACTATATGATATTTTGGCAGTAGACCATATGAATTTTAAACGAAAATGTATCAAGCTCTCCTGCCAGAAAGTGAGGCGATGACATGGCCCAGAAAGTAAAAATTGACAGTCTTGCCGATGCCGTAATGAAGGAATTGGCCGAATATGCGGACCTCGCAACAGTAGATATGAAAGCCGCTGTCAAAAAAGCTGGTAATACAGTAAAAAAACAAATTCAAAGTACTGCTCCCAAAGATACCGGAGCCTACAGCAAGAGTTGGTCTATGAAGAACACCAAGGAAACTTCCAAATCGCTAGAGGTCACTGTGTATTCCAGAAATCGCTATCAGTTAGCGCACCTTCTTGAATTTGGTCATGCCAAACGTGGCGGTGGCCGTGTGGCCGGTCGTTCTCATATCGCTCCTGCAGAAGAAGTTGGTATCAAAGAACTGGAATCTGAGATTGAGAGGTGTCTGAAAAATGGATAGATTACTGAAGATTCTATTGGAGATGGCCATTCCCTTTGCCTATGACCACTTTGCTGAGGGAGAATCACCAAATCCACCATTTATCTGCTACCTACTTCCGGGAAGCAACAACTTCTCCGCAGATGGCCGCGTCTATTACAAAATCAATGAGGTCCATATTGAACTCTACTGTGATAGCAAGGACCCGGCATTGGAAGCAACACTAGAAGCTGTGCTTGACGAGCACGGCATTTTTTATAACAAAACAGAGGTCTTGATTGAGAGCGAGAAGCTCTATGAAGTCCTCTACACATTTGAAATGGAGGTCTAATCAACATGGGTAATAAAGTCAAATATAACCTGAAAAATGTTCACGCCGCCAAGCTGACTCGTGGCGAGGATGGCACCTTTACCTACGCCAAACCGAAAGCTATCCCCGGCGCAGTCAGCATCAGCTTAGATGCGGAGGGTGACAGTTCTCCGTTCTATGCCGACGGTATTGTATATTTCCGCTCCACTGCAAACAACGGTTACAGCGGTGATTTGGAAATTGCACTCATTCCGGAATGGTTCCGTACAGAAATCCTAAAGGAAGAACTGGACACAAATGGCGTGCTCATTGAAAACGCAAGCATCACTGAGCTTGAAAAGTTCGCTTTGCTCTTCGAGTTTGATGGTGATGTCAGAAGCATTCGTCATGTGCTATACAACTGCACTTCCTCTCGTCCGTCCATCGAGTCTGAAACCAAAGAAGACACCATCGAGCCAGGTAAAGAAAAGCTCACGCTCACTGCTGACCCTAGAGAAGATGGTCTTGTAAAGAGCCGTACCGGTGATGAGACTGACGCAGAAATTTATAAGAACTGGTACCAGCAGGTTTATGTGCCGGTACCTAAGACAGAAGGATAAGGAGGACGTAAGGCATGTTAGAAAAAACAATTGCAATCGGTGATAAGCAGGTCAAATTCCGTTCCTCCGCTACTATTCCCAGACTCTACCGTGCAAAATTCAAGCGTGATATCTTCAAAGACCTCTCACGCCTTGAATCATCCTATAAGGGTAACTCTGATGATGGTTCATCCTTTGAAATCGAGGACTTGGAGATTTTTGAGAATGTGGCCTATATCATGGCCTACCATGCAGACCATAGTATTCCGGCAACCATTGAGGAATGGCTGGATGAATTCGAGATGTTCTCCATCTATGAGGTACTTCCTGAAATTCTCGAACTTTGGGGCATGAACCTCCAAACAGAAATCGAATCTAAAAAAAACTTCATCGCAGTAGCCGGGAAATGACCACACCATTGTTTCTCCTGCGTTGCATAGAAATCGGCATCTCTATTCGAGATCTTGATCTTCTGACCATTGGAATGGTGATGGACATCTGGACGGAAAAGACAAATGACGATGTGAAATACCAGCAAATCGCAACGCAAGAGGACTTCGATAAATTCTAAGGAGGTGACGTACACTTGGCAAACCGAATCAAAGGTATCACTGTTGAAATTGGCGGTGATACGACCGGCCTAGATAAAGCCTTAAAGTCGGTCAATACTTCAATCCGCTCTACACAGTCTGCCTTGAAGGACGTCAACCGCCTTCTTAAGCTAGACCCTTCCAATACAGAACTACTCTCTCAAAAGCAAAGACTCTTAAAAGATGCCATCGCAGCCACAAAGGAAAAGCTTGATTCGCTCAAGGTAGCACAGGAGCAGGCCAAACAACAGCTGGAAAGTGGTGAACTCGGTCAGGACAAATACGACGCTCTCCAGCGTGAGATCGTAGAGACTGAGGAAGAATTACGACACCTGCAACAGGAAGCTGCCACTACAAACACTGCACTTTCTAAAATAGATGTGGCTGGTCAAAAGATGGAGGCCGTTGGCAATTCTATTGCTGGCGCCGGTAAAAAGATGATGGGCGTAACCACTGTAATAGGTGGTGTTGGTGTCGCCGCAGTAAAAACAGCAGCTGACTTTGACTCTGCAATGAGTCAGGTGGCTGCTGTTTCTGGTGCTATGGGTAAGGACTTCGATGCCCTCAGAAATAAAGCTCGTGAGATGGGCGCTAAGACTAAATTTTCTGCAACTGAAGCCGCTGAAGCTATGAACTACATGGCGATGGCTGGCTGGAAAACAGAAGATATGTTATCTGGTATCGAAGGTATTATGAACTTGGCTGCTGCATCTGGTGAGGACCTAGCAACCACTTCTGATATCGTGACCGATGCTCTTACCGCTTTCGGACTTTCTGCTAAAGACTCCGGTCATTTCGCAGATATCCTTGCAGCAGCATCTTCCAATGCCAATACGAATGTATCTATGATGGGTGAAACCTTCAAATACTGTGCTCCTATTGCCGGTGCGCTTGGTTTTTCCGCTGAAGATACTGCGGAAGCGATTGGTCTTATGGCCAATGCCGGTATCAAGTCATCTCAGGCTGGTACCGCCCTTCGAACTATTATGAACAACCTTGCCGGTGATGTAAAAATCAGTGGTAAGGCTATCGGAGATGTCACTATTGCTACCACCAATGCGGATGGCTCCATGCGTGATCTTTCCGATATTTTGGCAGACTGTCGTTCTGCTTTCGGCAGCTTAACAGAATCCGAGAAAGCCCAAGCCGCAGAATCACTTGTTGGTAAGAATGCCATGTCCGGCTTTCTCGCTCTGATGAATGCTGGCGAAGGCGATATCGAGAAGCTATCCTCTGCTATTGAAAACTGTGACGGATCAGCTGAAAAAATGGCTATGACTATGCAGGATAATCTTACCGGTCAGATCACCATCTTAAAGTCACAGCTTCAGGAGCTTGCCATTTCCTTTGGTGATATCCTGATGCCTGCCATCCGCTCCATCGTATCAAAGTTACAAGGCTTTGTAGATAAACTCAACGGAATGGATGAAGGCACCAAGCGAACTGTCGTAACAATAGCTCTTTTGGTTGCCTCTATCGGTCCACTGCTTATCATCATAGGAACGGCCATATCAAAAATTGGTGTGGCTATGCAGGGCTTTGTAAAGCTGGCAAATGGTATCAGCAAGCTGAAAGTTGCTGTTCAAGGTGGAGCCGGCGTTCTTGGAAAACTTGGTGCTGCACTTGGTGGCATCTCTGCGCCCGTGTTGGCTGTTGTTGCTGTAATTGCCGTTTTAGTAGCTGCTTTTGTTCACCTTTGGAAAACCAACGAAGGCTTCCGTGATGCGATTATTGGGACTTGGACTCGTATCAAAGATACTATCTCTGGTTTCTGTCAGGGCATTGTTGACAGGCTGAATGCTCTGGGATTTCAATTCACCAATATCGTAGATGTTCTAAAGACAGTATGGGATGGTTTTTGCCAGGTCCTTGCTCCAATATTTGAAGGAGTTTTTAACAACATTGCAAATATTCTCTCCACAGTAACCGGAGTAATCACCGGTATTCTGGATATTTTCATCGGCATCTTTACCGGAAACTGGTCGCAGGCATGGAATGGCATAAAAGAAATATTTTCCTCTATCTGGAATGGAATCAGTAGCTTCTTTACCAACATTCTCAATGTCATCAAGGGTGTTGCAGACGTCGTCCTTGGATGGTTTGGCACCAGCTGGAATGAGGTCTGGACCAATATCAAGACCTTCTTTGAAGGAATCTGGAACGGTATTGCTACGTTCTTTACCACCATCTGGGAGACACTGAAAAATGTCGTAACCGTCGGTATCATGGCGATAGGTTCCATTTTAAGTGCTGCTTTTGATATTATTACACTTCCATTTCGCTTTATCTGGGAAAACTGTAAAGAAATTATTATCTCAGTCTGGGATGCAATTAAATCCAAGGTAACAACTGTCATTCATGCAGTGGCATCTGTGATCAGCACTGTGATGAACGCCATCAAAACGGTATTTTCTACTGTGTGGAATGCGATAAAGACAGTGGTGACCACAGTAGTAAATGCAATCAAATCTGTAGTAACGACGGTATTCACTGCGATAAAGAGCACAACGACCACCGTTTGGAACGCAATCAAAACAGCAGTCACGACTCCGGTCAACGCCATTAAATCGACGGTCACTTCTGTATTTAATTCTGTAAAGAGCGCAGTTGCCAGCATCTTTAACGGAATCAAATCGACCGCCACTTCCGTGTGGAATGGAATAAAAACCGCCATCACTACTCCTATCGAAGCAGCAAAGAACAAGGTCAAAAGTGTAGTTGATGCCATCAAAGGATTTTTCTCCGGCATGAAGATTTCTCTTCCGCACATCAAGCTGCCACATTTCAAGGTAACTGGCAAACTGTCCATCGCCCCACCTTCTGTACCACATCTTTCTATTGATTGGTACAAGGAAGGTGGTATCATGACCAGTCCTACCATCTTTGGAATGAACGGGTCTTCTTTGATGGCTGGTGGTGAAGCTGGTGCAGAGGCTATTCTTCCGCTTGCAGGTTTCTATAAGCAGCTGGAAGCGATGATTTCCAGTCATCTCAATACCAGTGCAATGGAAAAATATCTGGCGGTCATTGCGGATAATTCCAGTAAAGGCATCTACCTTGAGGACGGTACACTTGTTGGCCATCTGCTCCCGGCAATCGACGGTGAGCTCGGTAAAGCACAAAAATTACAAAGGAGGCTCAGTCTATGACACCTGATATTAAATTAAACGGAACATCAGTCGCTTCTATGGGCTGGCTCCGAGAAACCATCTCTTTTCCAGTACCACAGTCGCAAGCCAATACGATTGTGGTGCCAGGAAGGAACTCTCCCATTCGTTATACAGAAGCTCTGGGGCGTGTATCCTATCAGCCTCGGAGCTTTTCTTTAACGTTTTCTATGTTGGGAACAAGAAAGAGATACGACCAGATGGTTACTGAAATGGCAAATCGCTATACTGGTCAGCTCATAAAGGTATCGACCGGCGAGGAACCAGAGCTATATGCTATTGGTACTTTAGAGATTTCATCCGAATATAACCCACTTTCAGCTAAAGGCCAGCTCGTAATTTCCTGTGAAGATGCAGATTCCTATCGTTACCACAATGAGGAGACAATCATTAATCTGACAGGTTCCGGTACACTCATTATCGAAAATGACTTTATGCCTGTTGTTCCTGTTATTACAACCTCAGCAGAAACAGCTCTCAGCTGGACAATCGGCAGTGATTCTTTCAGGAAGTCACTCAGTGTAGGTACTTGGACTCTTCCGGAGTTTGAATTACAAGCTGGCAGAAATACAGTCACAATCCAAGGAACCGGCACCACGACTTTTCGATTCAGGGAGGGACGTCTATGAGTATATTTCGTATTTTTGTAGACGGTCAGCTTTTCTATCATCCACAGTTATCTCAGCTTGCTATCACAGAAGCAAAGCTATCTGAAGATGCCGAAAACATCGACAGTCTGACACTGTCTGCTCCCTTTAATCATCCGTATTTAAATTCTATCCACCCGATGGCTTCTACCATCGTTTGCAAAAAAAGCGATGCAACGGTCTTTGAAGGACGTGCCTTAAACGATGGCAGTGATTTTTATAATACCCACACTTGGACCTGTGAATCGGCTCTGGCATATCTCAAGGATAGCCAGCAGCCGCCTTTCTCCTATAAAGGGACACTCAAAGGTCTGTTGGAATATTTTCTATCTGTCCACAATAAGGCAGTCGAAGAAAAGAAGCGTTTTAAACTGGGAAATATCACAGTCACAGACAACAACGACTATATCAGCTACAGCAATTCCGAGTATTCCTGCACGCTAGATGCCATCAAAAGCAAGCTAATCAATACACATGGCGGCTACTTGATGGTCCGTTATACGGATACCGGGAAAGTTTTGGATTATCTTGCTGAATTTAATGAACGTTCTATTCAATCTGTTGAATACGGAAAGAATCTGCTGGATGTCAAAATATCTCGCGACCATACTGAGCGCATCACAGCTCTTATCCCACTTGGAGCAAAGAAAAAGACAACCGATGAAGAAGGAAATGAAGTTGAATCCGATGAACGTGTTGATATCACTTCTGTAAACGACGGGCTAAATTATATATTTGATGAAACTGCTGTAAAAGAAATCGGCTGGATCTGGGCCACAGAAGTCTGGGATGATGTCACACTTCCAGGAAATCTGCTCCGCAAAGCAAAGGCTCGTCTTGCAGAGCTTATTGCCGGTATCACCAGCATGGAACTGACCATCGTGGATGAATCAGACACCGGTGCCGATATTGGAAGCATTCATGCCAGACAGTTTTTGTACTGCTTGTCTCCGCCTCACGGCATTGATGGACGCTACGCCTGCATGAGTAAGACCGTAGATTACTTAAATCCGTCTGGGAATACCATAACCATTGGAGCCAGTGGTATCAAGCTGACTTCCATATCGGCCAAACAGAATGAAAACCTCTCTGCTATCGAGGATGAGCTACTCGGACAGACTGCTACCATTGAAGGTATCTCTGGTAAAGTCGATAATATCGCATCTTCAAAAATGTATCGCACGGAGCTTATTATTGATGGTGTCAGTATTTTTAAGGACAAGGGCCAAAACAGCCAGCTTTTCTGCAAGGTCTATTCATGGGATAAAGACATTACGGCATCGCTTCCAGATACAGCTTTCGTCTGGCATAGAAAGTCTGGAAATGACGAGACCGATGCCATATGGAATTCAAATCATATCGGAATAAAATCAATTATCGTGACCACAGAGGATGTGCAAGACAACGCATCCTTCTACTGTGAAGTATCTATATAAAGGAGGACCAGTAAATGCCTACAATCTTAACTTCCAGCCAGCAGACGTTCGTGGATATTACAGACCAGCGAAAGCTGTCGGCTTATATTACCTCAAATCTGCCTAAGACACAGAGCGAGAACCCAAACGTGCTGCCTCACACCTATGCACCAAGCTGGGCCAGCACCAATCTTACACTGACACCAGTCGTATTCCTTGATCAGACTAACGTAGCTCTAAACGCCTCCGGTCTGACCATCACATGGAAACGCAAAGACGGTAGCGGCGCTGAAACAGCGCTAAACTCCAGCGAAAAAGTTACCGGAGGAATTCTGAAAGTCAACAGTAATGTGTTAGCTTCCTCTTCCACCGGTATGATTACTTACATTTGTTATATCAGCTACTACGATTCTGAGACCAAGAACACAGTCAATATCACCTCGGATATCACGTATACCTTGGTGCGAAATGCAGAGAATGCAAAACTCGCTTATGTAACTGCTGATACCTATGTATTTAAGTACAACACTTCTTCTGCGTTGGTCGGAGCATCACAGTCAACACTGACTGCTCAGGTACAGGGTGTTTCCATTTCCAAATGGCAGTACAAAAACAGCTCTGGTGCGTGGGCAGATTATCCAACCACGTCTGACAATACCAGCATAACCGGTGGAACTCTCGTAGTAAAACCTACACATGCTGTGTTCATTGATAATGTCGCTCAAATCAAGCTGCTTACCGATGACGCAGATGTCTATGACACCATCTCAATTACCAAGATGTATGACGGCAGCAAGGGTTCTCCTGGTTCTCCGGGTGCGGCTGGAACAGGTGGTCTTTCTATCATTCTCGGTAATGAGGCCCAGACCATTGCGTGCTCATCTTACGGTGTAGCAACTGCAGCCCTTGATATCACAATTCCTTTTACCGGCTATGTTGGCATCACACAGACAGCCTGCACCTGTTCGGTTGGAACATTGCCTTCTGGTATGACACTGAAAACTAACACTGCGGCAACCGCCTCTGCTACTGGTTCCGTCGTCCTTACAGTTGCTGCATCTGCTACCCTTGGCGGAGAAAGCGTGGTTAATGGAACGGTTGATTTAACCTTTACCATTTCCGGCAAAACTGTTTTGAAGAAATTTGCATGGGCTAAGTCCACCAGAGGAAGTAATGGCACCAGCACTGTTGTATTCTCTGTTTATGCTCCAAATGGTACTATCGTTATGAATCAGTCTGGTAGCTTATCCCTTGCAACCTCTGCTTATTCTGGTACGACTGCCATCACAAATGCCACCTATCAGTGGGCAAAATATACTGCCGGAAAATGGACGAATATTTCCAGCGCAACCTCCTCTACTTTGACGGTATCTGGAAGTGACATCGTGAATATCCAGTCTTATCGATGCACGATGACCTACGGGGGTAAATCCTATGTAGATGTTATCACCGTCGAAGATAAATCAGATCCATATGTATCTGAGCTTCTTTCTATTGGAGGTTTCACAGTAAAGAATAATCAGGGTGGTGTCTGCCCATATGTTATTGTCCGTACCAACCAGCAGGAAGTAGATGCGCTTCTCGGTCCAATCAGTGAAACAGCTCCTTCTAATCCAGCTGCTGGTGCCTTTTGGTATAAAATCAGTCACTCAGCTAAAACGGTCACTCTCCAGAAATATTCCGGTAGTGCCTGGACGGATGCCACCGAAAAACAGTCACTGACATATAACTGGTACGCTCAGGACAAAGACGGCAATGCTGTCACCTTTAGTAAGACTGGAAAGGTCATTTATCTGTCTGCTGCTGATATCGATAGTTTACTTACATTACAGTGTGATGTTTCCAACTAGGAGGTGAGCCTATGGCACTTATCACTTCCTGTCAGGCCTCATTTCAGAATGTTGCCGGATATGAGGAAGACATTGCTTCCCTTCAGGAGAATGTACGTGAGTGCTATTCGGAGATTTCAAAATCCTCAGAGCAAATCCGGCTCTCTGTCCGTGAAGAATACATCTCACGCTCAGAAATGGCAACTATCCAGCAGGATTTTCAATCTACGATTACGCAAAACAGTAGTGAGATCCGCATGGATTTCTCTGCTGTCACAGATGAACTGAAGGACAATATCGCAACTAATCAGGAGCTCCTTGAAGAATATATCCGCTTCAAAGGAGCTCTTATTGAGCTTGGTAAAGTAGGAAATGCTTTCACTGCTGAGCTCTCAAACAATGAACTGGCCTTCAAAGAAAATGGTCAGAAAATCGCCTACATCTCCAACAACAGCTTAGTTATCACCAATGCAGAGATTCGTAACAAGCTATCCCTTGGTAATGAGAACAGAGGATGGTTTGACTTCATCCCAAGAAATAACGGCAACCTCTCTATCAAGTGGAGAGGCCCGGCATCGTAAAGGAGTGATTCATTATGGCTTCCAGCGGAAGTATTACAACCGGCACGAAAGAAGGACGTTCTGTTACTTTATCGTGGTCGCTATCCAGCCAGGATATAGCCAACAATACATCTACCATTGCATGGACGTTGAAAGGCTCCGGCTCAGGAAGTGGCTGGGTCATGTCTGGTGGCTTTAAGGCTGTCATCAACGGCACAACTGTCTACTCCACCTCAACCGACAATCGTATTCAGCTCTATAACGGAACCGTGATAGCATCGGGTTCTTTAAAGATCAGTCATAACGCTGATGGTACAAAATCTTTCAAATTAAGTTGTGAAGCCGGTGTCTACAGCTATGCAGTCAATGTATCAGCAAGCGGAACACATACGCTAAACACGATTCCAAGAGCATCTTCGGTATCGGCAACATCAGTGAATATTGGAAGTGCTACAACAATTTCTATTTCGAGAGCATCTTCATCATTCACTCATACGCTGTCCTATACCTTCGGTAGTGCTAAGGGGACCATCGCCACAAAGACCGCCTCTACCTCTGTATCATGGACACCTGCTCTCACACTAGCTAATCAGATACCAAGCACCACCAGTGGCACCTGCACAATTACATGTGACACATATAATGGTTCCACCAAGATTGGCACGAAAACCTGCACGCTTACTCTAACAGTTCCTGCTTCAGTCAAGCCTACCATCTCCAGCTTGACAGTAAGCCGTATCGACGGTGATGTCCCCAGCACATGGGGCATCTACGTGCAATCGAAATCGAAGGCTACTCTCACAATCAACGGTGCTTCCGGAAGCTATGGCTCTACCATAAAATCCTACAGCATCAGCGGCGGTGGATACTCCGGTACCTCTTCTACTCTCACAACCGGATTTTTAAATAGCTCTGGCACGATTACATTTACTGCCACAGTAACGGATTCCAGAGGAAGAACCTCTGCTGCAGCCACCGTATCAATTACTGTTGTCGCCTACAGTGTACCTTCCTTTAGCTCTTACAACTCGCAACGATGCAACAGCGGTGGAACTATATCTGATGATGGCACCTACATCAAGGCAACGGTATTCTATAGCTTTGCATCCTGCAGCTCCAAGAATACAGTTACTCGCTCCACTTACTACCGAGTAGCTGGAACAAGCACATGGATCAATGCATCTGCCAGCTTTAATTCCGGCACGGCATTTACCTTTGGTGACGGTAAGATTTCCACCGAAACATCCTATGAAGTCAAATACGAATTAACAGATGCTTTCACGACTATCAGTATCACGGACATCGTATCTACGGCATCTGTTGTCATGGACTTCAAGAGTGGTGGTAAAGGCGTGGCGATTGGTAAGGTATCCGAAACAGATAACTGCTTTGAAGTATCTGAGAAATGGGACGTAAAGGTCTACGGCAAGCTGTTGAGTGAATACATCAAGCAGGCAATCGGTGCTATCTATCCAGTAGGAAGCATTTACATGAGCATCAAGAACACGAATCCATCCACATATTTTGGAGGCACTTGGGTTGCTTGGGGAACAGGCCGAGTACCGGTTGGTGTCAATGCCAATGATACAAATTTTGCCACAGCAGAAAAGACCGGAGGCTCTTCTACTGTCACATTAACCACAGCTCAAATACCTTCTCATACGCATGCAAAAGGTACACTGGCAACAGCAAGTGCTGGTGGACACACCCACGACCTGAAGAACCAGAAAACCTCATGGGGTACCAGTGGTGGCAATCGTGTCTTAATCGATGCTACTTCCGGCTACTCAGCTGTGAGCAACAAAACAACCACAAGCGCTGGCTCACATTCACATACAATTTCTGGTTCTACTGCTGCTACTGGTTCCGGCAGTTCCCACAGCAATTTGCAGCCCTATATCACATGCTATATGTGGAAAAGGACTGCTTAATTTTTATTCGCAGCTATCAGATGGTAGCTGCTTTTCTTATATCTAATTTCAGAAATGGAGGTACTTATCAATGAAAGAATTCTGGAACACAATTCAACTTATCTTTGCAGGCATCGGCGGCTGGCTGGGTTATTTTCTCGGAGGCTGTGATGGCTTACTCTATGCTCTTATAGCATTTGTTGTCATTGACTACATCACCGGTGTCATGTGTGCCATCGCCAACCACACGCTTTCTAGTGAAGTCGGCTTTAAGGGAATCTGTAGAAAGGTTTTGATTTTCCTACTCGTTGGCATTGCCAATATTCTCGATATTCATATTATTGGCTCTGGCAGTGTGCTTCGTACTGCAGTCATCTTTTTCTACATTTCCAATGAGGGCGTCAGCTTACTTGAAAATGCCGCACATCTCGGCCTTCCGGTCCCTGAAAAAATCAAAGTTGTATTAGAACAACTTCACGACAGAAGCACAAAGGAGGAAAACTAACATGGCACATACAAACAGCAAACTGGTATCTTATACCAAACTCAGTCCTAATCATTCCGGACAGCGTACTCACAGTATTGATCGTATCACACCGCATTGTGTAGTCGGTCAGCTCTCTTGTGAGAGCATCTGTGGATGCTTTACAAGTCCGTCCAGACAAGCTAGCTGCAATTACGGAATTGGCAAGGATGGTCGCATCTCTCTTTGCGTGGAGGAAAAGAACCGCAGCTGGTGTTCTTCTTCCAATGCCAATGATCAGCGTGCTGTCACTATCGAATGTGCCAGTGATTTGTCTGAGCCGTATGCGATGAACAATTCGGTCTATAATTCTCTGTTGAAACTCTGTATTGATATTTGCAAACGTAACGGTAAAAAGAAGCTTTTATGGCTTGGCTCTAAGGATAAGACCTTAAATTATGCACCAAAGTCTGATGAAATGGTGCTGACGGTCCACAGATGGTTTGCGAACAAGTCCTGTCCGGGTAACTGGCTCTATTCCAGACTCGGTGAATTGGCCACAAAGGTTACTACAGAACTCACCGGATCCACTTCTTCCGACGGTAAAAAGCCCGTAACTCAGATGTATCGTGTTCGCAAGTCTTGGTCTGATGCCAAAAGTCAGATTGGTGCCTACAAGGTGCTGGCCAATGCTAAGAAGAAAGCGGATACAAATGCCGGTTACAAGGTATTTGATGCTTCTGGCAATATTGTCTATCCAGTTGCCGCAAAGCCTACACAAACGCCTGCTACAAATACTTTCTATAAGGTTCAGATAGGCATTGCCAATTTGAATATCCGCAAGGGTCCAGGTACCAACTATGATAAAACCGGCCAGTTCACTGGCAAGGGAATCTTTACAATCGTTCAAGAGTCCAAAGGCGAAGGTGCTACCCTCTGGGGAAAGCTCAAATCTGGCGCCGGATGGATTTCTCTGGATTTCGCAAAGAAGTTATAAAACACATCTTTTCACAGGGTCTGTTGGAGTTTTCTCCTACAGGCCCTCTTTTTTTATTTGTTTTTTCGGCCAAGTTGCAATCTCGCCTCCATTTATTAGTGAGGAATTTCCTCAGATTGGAGGCAACTATGCAAGAAAACATTTCAACATCAATTCCGGCTTCTGCCACTCCAAAGCCGATCCAGCAGACCGATATTGAACAAGATTATAACTTCTTTCAGGCGCAGAAGATCGCTAAAAATATGCTGGAGCTTGGACTTATTTCCTTGTCAGAATTCAACAAATTAACTGAAATAAACCGTGAAACATTCTCCCCATTTTGGGTAGAGATTATGCCCAAAATTCCTTGATATATAAGGGATTCAGAGCTAATATGTGACACTAACGAAGGGAGGTGAACTACCGTGAAAAAGATAACCAAAATCGATGGTGTACAGAATAATAGCACCATAAAGAAGGAGCTCCGAGTTGCTGCCTATTGCCGTGTTTCGACAGGAAGTGACGCTCAGCTGGAAAGTCTAGAAGCACAAAAAACTCATTATGAGCGATACATCAATTCTCGTAAGGATTGGAAGTTTGCCGGTCTCTACTTCGATGAAGGTATCACAGGAACCAAAGCAGAAAAACGTCCGGAGCTACTCCGCCTGATTACAGATTGTGAAGCAAGGAAAATTGACTTTGTTATCACAAAATCCATCAGCCGTTTTTCTCGAAATACAACCGACTGCTTAGCTCTGGTCCGCAAGCTCCAGAGCTTGAACATCCCTATTTTCTTTGAAAAAGAAAATTTAAACACCGGTTCAATGGAGAGCGAGCTTTTCCTTGCCATTCTCAGTAGTATGGCTGAAGGCGAATCCGCTTCTATTTCAGAAAATTCCAAGTGGTCCATTAAGCGCCGCTTCCAGAACGGAACCTTTAAGCTAAGCTATACTCCTTACGGCTATGATTGGGATGGTGAGAATATGATCATTAATCCAGCGCAAGCAGCGGTTGTGAAAATAATATTTGCAGATATTCTCTCAGGAAAAAGTACAAATGCTATTGCAGATGAACTAAATGCAGAAAAGATTCCATCCAAGAAAAATACCAACTGGACTTCTAGCACTATTCGAGGCATTCTCGCCAATGAAAAATATACGGGTGATGTCATCTTTCAAAAAACATACACGGACGAAAACTTCAATCGCCACACAAATTATGGAGAGGTTGATCAGTACATGGTACCTGATCATCATGAAGCCATTATCAGCCACGCAGACTTTAATGCAGCAAATGCGCTGGTATCACAGCGTGCTCTTGAGAAAGGTGTCAAAAAAGGCAGTGACAAATACCAAAAGCGATATGCTTTTTCAGGAAAAATAATCTGCGGAGAATGTGGTGACACCTTTAAGCGAAGGATTCACACCTGCACCACCTACAAGTATGTAGCATGGGCCTGCAACACTCATTTGAAGGATAAGTCCACCTGCCATATGAAGTATGTAAGAGACGATGATATAAAAGCTGCATTTGTAACGATGCTGAATAAACTTATCTACGGGCATCGCTTAATACTTGCTCCGTACCTGAAAGCTCTAGAGAATTCCTCTGGTGATGAAGCAATCCAGCGTATTCAACACTTGGAGTTACTTCTCGACCAGAACAGTGAACAGCGAGAAACCTTAACAAAGTTGATGGCGCAGGGCTACATCGACCAGATTTTATATAATCAGGAAACGAATGCGCTCCTCCTACAGGCCGAGACTTATCGTTCAGATATCGAAGCAATCACTATCTGCATGACTGGTGACTCGGCAAAGGTTACGGAGACAAATCTATTGCTCCACTTTGTATCTCATGCCGATATGCTTACCAACTACAGCGAGGAGCTTTTTGAAAGTTACGCAGACCACATTGAGATTAGCGGTAGAAATGAAATCAGGTTTGTAATGAAATGTGGTCTAACATTCACAGAAAGGATTGGTGATTAGATGGGCCATACACCCTTTGGCTATCGGATTGAAAATGGCATAGCAATTATAGACGAACCTGCTGCCGCAAAACTCCGACAACTTTATAAAAATTATCTGAGTGGCATGTCATTATCAAAGGCTGCTGCGGAAGCTGGGATACCAACCTATCACGGAACAGCAAAGCGATTGATGGGAACTGTCCATTATCTTGGCGACAGTTTCTACCCTGCCATCATCGATAAGGAGACCTACCAGAAAGCACAAGAAGAACGTAAACGCCGAGCCACAGCGCTCGGACGAAATAATAAGCAAACACAGATGAGGAAGCTGCAGATACCTACACATTTCCATATGGGTGAGATTGCTACCCTGCACGACAATCCTATGAAACAGGCAGAGTATCTGTACAGCCTCATAGAAAGCGAGAGTCAATAATGGGAAATGTAATGTTGATTCCTGCAAGGCGACAAGTT